AGGTATACGGGCCTTTGATTCGTTGAACCTTCTCATTGGTTTCTTCTTCGTTGTACTGGGGATGGTTGCGTGACACATCGTGGATTGCAGTGCTAGCGTCTACGCAGAATGCCGGGATAGAAAGCGTAGCTCTCCAGCTAGGCTCGTCTATCTTGTCCTGTCCGCCAATCATCTTGGCCAACTGCAAACAGCCAGTGCCCTTTGTATTCTTGTCTACTATGACGCTAAACCGAAACTGCCGGTTACCCATAAGGGCTTTGGTCATTTCGTCTACCTGTGGTGGCAAGTAGTCAGGGGTGGCATCCATTACACCACCCAACGCATTTTTAAATGCGTCGATCTCAATGGGCTGAGATAGGTGCACCAAATTTACATCTAGAGGCGGATCATTCTTGTGGTTGTATGTTTCTGGCATACGAAGAATCGATGCCACATCTGCCGTGCGGCTAGGGTCAGCATCCAACCCATGCTCATGGCACACCACCTTAAAACGCTTTGCGACTACCGCCCACTCTTGACGCGATATGTCCGCAGTCAAAGGCCAGTACACATGAAGCCCTCGACCCGAGTTAACTATCGTTGGCCTTGGTAGTCCCGCACTTGTGCAAAACTCTTTCAGTGCCGATAGCCCGTCTGCTTGTGTGGCATACGGTTTACCCGCGCCACAATCAATATCCAACCAAAATGATTTGACTGCTAATACATTGTCCGTCGTCCGAGACTTGTCGGTCTCGTACTTAGCGCATGCAAAATAAACATCGTAATCCTCTGCAAGCAACGCTTGCGTTTCTGTTTCAACTTCCTCAAGGCTCTGCACGAACACTTGTCGTGGGAACCCGGTCTTCCTCAGACCTACTATGCAGTACCAACCTTGTGCGGAAAGCACTGCCGACAACAAATCCATTTTTGTCATAGCCGCCCCTGCACCGCGAAAAAGAAAGCGTCTGAGGGGCGCGGGGCCCCATCAGACGCCGTTAAAGAGCGAAACCAACTTTCGAAAGAACCTCTTCGATTTTTGCGGCGTGAGCTTTGCGAGGAATCCATTCACCTACAAACCATTTGTAGATTGTCATCCTGCTTACCCCAAAGTGCTCAGCCACATCCCGAACAGGATACTCTTTGGAAATGCACATCCGCCCCAGCATTACGCCGGGGCTTTCTGTGCTTGCTTCCTGATTGGCACGTACTAAACGTACTGAATAACCATGGCTAGACATGATCACTCGTCGTCAGTAGTCCACTTGCTCAAAACGTCCGCAAACTCTTTCTTCGGTGCAGGTTCAGCGTTCTTTTTAGCAGTGCGTTTGACGGGCTCGTCTACAGCTTCAGCTTCTACTTTGGGGATAGCTGGGGCTTTAGGCTTAGCGCCGTCAGTGGTGGCGGGGGTTTGCGTAACCGCAGATTTAGCGGCAGGGCTTTCACCTTTTTCTTTAGCGACTAACCATTGCTCTTTGGTCAAGTACTTGACGGGCTTGAAAGTAAGCTTTGGCGTGTCGCTGTCGCTGTCCATACGCATTTCTGTAACCAGCGTACCGATGCTCTTTCCTTGAGCACCCACATATTTGGCGTACTGTTGGAACGGCATCTTGTCCACATCCCCACGCCCAAAAATAGATTTGGATGGGAGCGTCAACTGATACACATCACCGTCAATGTCTTCGGCTAGCAGAACTGCCAGACGTTGTTGGAATCGGCAAGCGCGAGAGTCACCTTGACCAGAACCTTTTATGTTCTGCGAACAGCCTTCACACGAAGTGTGTTGTGGCTCTTCAATGCTGGCATCAGGCTTGTCGCCGTCGTTAGACCAGCAGTCAGGTTGACTGGTTTCCCCAGCTACATACTTACCAGCGTAGAAAGAACGTGCAACCTTTGCACCGCCATTGACGATGACAATGTTCATTGAACGGTTTTCGTTCTTAGCGATTTCCTCGCCATTGACCATCAGTCGAAACACACCGCCGCGAATGGAGATGCGCTTTGTGCCAGTGTTACCTGCCAAAGCTTTGGTCATGTTGTCGAGGCCGACTTCTTTCAGATAGGCCGGGACTTCTTGGTTAAAGAGAGCGATTTCATTGCTCATGGTTTTCTCCTTTGGTTGAAAATTACTTGCGCTTAATGGTGATCTCGTATTCACTGTCCATGTTGAGTCCAGGCGGATGAACTTCGGGGTTGTTCTCCAAGAACTCTTTCATGTTTGTCTGGTGAATACGCTTCTCCAAAATCTCCACTGCACCGCTGTCCCGCATGAAGTCATAGAAACTGCCCCAGTCGTTAGTCCAGTAGCGAGTCTTAACCGTGCGGTATGCAATACCGTGTGGAGTTGAAAAACTGGTCACCCCAGTTTCTTTGGAGATTTCTACAAGCTTGTGCTTGAGCAAAGTCATTTGCTCGTCAAGGTCTTGTTCCTGCACCTTGTATTCTTGTTGCAATTTTTCTTTTGTGTCGCGTATCTTGATGTAAGCGGCGACGATTCTTTCGATGGGCGGTATGTCCATTTTTTCTCCTTCGTTTTCCAGCAATTATAAAAGCTTTTCTTGACTATGTCAAGAGCTAATTTCGTTTTTGTACAAGTCGATTAGTTTTATGTGAGCATCTAATTTGCTTTGAAGCGCGGCATACAGTTTGGTTTCTACTGGACTGCCTTCGATGTTCACCACAGTTACTGGGTTCTTTTGCCCTTGGCGGTGCACCCTTGCATTGGCTTGCAAATACACCTCACTCGACGTAACAGGAGCGTACCATATGACCACGTTTGCCGCAGTCAGGGTAACCCCGTGCGCCGCCGCTTGAGGCTGAATTAGAAGCACTTGTGGGTTCTCTTCTTCTTGGAAACGCTTGAAGATTTCAGTACGTTTGCCAACACTCACTTCGCCATTAATTATTTCGCAGTGGATGCCTTGCTTGGTCAAGTACTCGTTTACCAAATGAATGGCATGTGTGTACGGCACAAACACCAGCACCTTGTGGCTGGCCTCTGATATGACTTCTTCAACGGCGCTTAGACGTGCAGAAACATCAAACTCGATGACGTTTTTACTATCGGTGTAGACCGCCCCACACGCAATCTGTAGCAGCTTGTTTAAGTTAGCCGCCGCATTCACTGCCGACACATCCTCGCCTACCGCAGAGAACAAAAAATCTTTCTTCAGTTGTTTGTAGTATTTGAGTTGCTGGGGGCTCAGTGGTGCAAAGCGTGAGGTGTGCGTCACCTCAGGCAAGTCCAAACATTCCTTCTTGGTGAAACGGATGGCTGGCTGTAGCATGTCATAGACTACTGTCTCGGCATTGGGCTTAGCAATCCACCGGAACCGGGTCAGTTGGTACATCACCATGTCCCGATACGCACCATAGAAAGCTGGGGTCCGGCTCGGCACACACATCTTCGCCAACCCATATGCATCAAGCGGAGACTGTGAAGCGGGAGTTCCAGTCATCATCCACAACCAAGTTGTAGGCTTTACCAAGTTCCGCAATATTTTGAACCGATTAGTCTTTGGGTTCTTGTAGGCGTTTGCTTCGTCAACAATGATGAGATCAAACCCACCTGCCGCTATCTGCTCCTGCACAATTCCAACACCATCAAAATTTATGATCACAAAGTCGGTCTGACTCTGGATCAAGTCCCGACGTTTTTTGGGGTCGGTGCTGTATGCCACTGCTACAGAACGATGAAGCGCAAACTTAAACAAGTCTGCTTGCCACGCAGACTGCATGATTGAAAGAGGGCAGATCACAAGGACACGATTGATTGCCTTCAAGTTCAACAGATAGTCTGCCGCCCAAATAGCCGCCGCAGTTTTGCCTGTGCCCTGCTCGTTAAAACAAAACCCACGCTGATGCAACGTGAGGAACGACGCAGTTTCTTTCTGATGGCTCATGGGTCTATACAACCCAGGCCACTCGTAGTCACGCTCAATCGGAGACGGTACTTTCTTCATACCAAGCCTGCACAGTGCTTGTGCTTCAGCCAACCCCCAATGCACCGCTACTTCAGTTACGCCTTCGTTCTCAGAAAGTTCGGCGCTTTTTTCAATCGCCGCCGTAATACGCCCTGGATTCTTGGTGCGTACCACCAAGGCTTTGTTGTCGATTATTTGCATTACTTTATGGAGTGGTCGCTGTTACGGGCATAGGAACGATTTGCGGATGCAGACTTTACGCGCAGATTGCTACGCACGGATTTACCGCCTTTGCTCAATGCTTGCTTGTGGTCAACGTCTTTCCCATCACCCTTATGCACTAAGCCAGCTTTCTCCATGATTGCTCTGGCTTTGTTTCGAGCGGCTCGTTTCTTTTTGACCGCAGGTGTGCCGTCATACTGCTCGTACTCTTTCTTGTATGGTCTTGGTTTGTTTACGTAGGGCATATCATTTTCTCCCGTTGTGTTCGCAGTCGGTGACTGCACAAAAATTACGGCATGTGAAGTTCGGCTTTGCATTCCACACCGAAGTTGTATACGCCGCTTCTAAGCGATCTAACTCAGGCAACCATCGTTGCCATGCATCGTATTGAAAATCTTCAGTGTATGCAGAGGGCACTAAATCTTTAGCGACTAAGAACACCAGCGCCGCCTTGATTGATTTGACTTGGGGGAAGTGCTTAAACACCAGCAACGAAAGCAGTTCCAATTGCTTCTTGTCTGCATACTGACTGCTCTTGCCTGTCTTCCAGTCAATGATTCTGGCTTTGTCCTTGTTAACAATAAGCAAGTCGGCAATACCACGGAACCAAACATTCTCATCACGGAATCCACATGGCTCCATATTTTTGGTCAGCCCCATTTCGTACTCACACAGCTTCTCGCCTTCAATAGAAACAAAGGGATCGATGCGTTGCTGTACAAATGCATACTTCTCAGGGATCGGTGTGCCGTCCCTTACGTAGTCTTCCGCCACTTTGTGCACCGCAGACCCATAAAGCAAATAGTCGCGAGGGGGCTCCACAACGTCTTTGGCAACCCGCAACCGATAGTACTTCTTAGGGCACTGCTGGAACAGCGAGATGCTGGAGTATGACCATGTGTAGTTCATTGATTGACTTCTTTTTGGTGGCGAATGGATTGAAGCATCAAGCGCGTGTCTGCCAGTGCTTGCAATGTTTGCTCAATAGCCGCATCGTAGTCACGACACAGCATAGAGTCGTGCGCATCTTTTAATGCTCTCTCTGCCATCATGCAGGGGTAGGCGTAATCAACCACTGAATTTTGTTGTTGTTCCATAGCTTGCTCCATACTTCACTTCACAATTAAGCGGCAGGGTTTGCGCCCATTTCGGCCTCCACCGCATGCACTCTTGCACATACTTAGCGGCTTCTTCCCACTCTTCTTCTTTGGCAATACATGCAACGGCATCATGCACCGTCAACACCACTTGATATCGCTGAGAAATCTTGAGCATTTGCTCGCCAATCACGCATCTGGCTATTGCTTGGCATATGTTCTCTACAACTTTACCACCGTAGATTCGCACAATCCCTTTGCGCGTGGTGTAAATATACTGCGCCCGCCCCCTGTCGTCAATTTCATCAGGGCGTAAGTTCATGTACTTCAAAGGCAATCCGCTGGGTAGGTCAAACCCCACTCCAGGCAACACACATACCGCTTGAGGCTGACACCCAAAAGGTGTAGTCTTTAGCTTCTCATCTGCTAGAGCATCCAGACACCGATGTGCTTGCTCCCAAAGCTGTGGGATTGAGGAAAAAGAACCTCGGTACGTGCTTAAGATATGTTTGCAGGTCGCCTCGTCTAGGTCGCGTTTGAAGTTGCGCAACTGCACTTGAAACTTAGCCCAGCCCATGCCGTACCCAGCCCCAAGAATGGTTGTCTTACCCACAAACCGCTCGTCTTCAGTGATGGATTCAATGGGCTTGCCGTAGATGCGGGACGCCATTATCTTGTACACATCCTCACCACTTGCAAAGGCTTTAACAAGATCATTCTGCCCCGACAACCATGCCAAAACCCGCGCCTCAATCTGAGATGAGTCGGCGTCAATCAACACATACCCAGGAGGCGCAGTGATCGCTGACTTCAGTGTGGACTTCCTAGGCAGGTTCTGGAGGTTTAGTTTGTCGTCCCCACCCCAACGCCCAGTGTGCGCGGCGTAGTAGCGTAGGGGAACAGGCAAATTACCGCGCTTGGCGATATCAATGAAGCGCTGGGTGCGGGTCTCTCCCAACGTACTCTTGGTGCCTAACCTAGCCGCCACCATAGCTTGCACCCATGGGTCTTCATGATCAGCAAGGGCTTTAAACCCATCATCTGTTTTTGCGAATGCGTAGGTCTCCTTGCCTGTAGTCGGGCTAACTTTCGTTGGAGGCACCACGCCACGCTGAAGAAGGGCTTCTGCAAACTTGGGGTTTGATAGCAACACCTCTCGGTTTGCGCTTGCTTCGGCAATGAGTGCTTCCTTGTGCTCTACAACCTCAATTAGATGCTGTTCTAGCAACGGCAGGTTTAGCTGTAGAGTCGGCTTAGTGAACATGCGCAGGGTCAAGTCAATGAGCCTCAACTCCTGCTTTTTGAAATGGCTTTGAAGTATCTGAAATAGGTCGTAGGTTAACTGCACATCGTTTGTGCAGTACACCCCATATCTGCTCAGTTCGTCAGGCGCAAAGTCTTTACGCCGTTTGCCCAACGCCGCAACAACTTCAGTCCCTTTGACCCCAAGGCTGTAACGCTCGGCTAGCTTTGCAAGGCTGTTGCCAACCTCGACACCATCTACCGCTCGTGCCATCGACAACGTATCCAACAGTACCAGTGGATGAATGCCAAACCGCCATGCAAGTATTGCCCCATCAAACAGCATGTTATGGGCTAAGACGAAACTCTGTGACCAGTCAAATTGACCCAGCCATTCCTTCGTCTCAGCCATTGTCCCGCTAAACCACACTGCGTCCTCGGCACCAACCTTTACGCTGATGCCGATTGCTTCAAACCTATCGTCGCGGATGTACTCTTCTGTGGTTAGTTTTGACAGCGAGTAATCTTTGTCGTAATAGGTTTCAAAGTCCAGTGTGATTAGTTGCATTGTTCGATCTCACGGTTGATGTACCAACGGGCTTTCTCTAAGTCCTCCCTGCGGTTGCCTTTGTGGTCAGCGCGGGTGATGTACTTCACTGCGTTACCCAAGCTGTAGTTCAACTTCTTGGCCTCAATGAAGTCGATGGTCTCAATCCCGCCTACCTTGTAGTGGACAGGGTGATTCACTGGGTCGGCAATGGGTGGGGCATTCATCATCTCTTCGTCTGTTGGGCCACCTTGCTCCCGAATCATGTCTGTGATGGACTTGTCGCTGGTGAATAAAGAAAGTAACTTCATCTTTGGCGTGTTGGATGCATGTTGCTCTGACCGCGCACGATCAATCCCTCGTTTTGCCATGTACGCAACCTGATATGAAGTATTGAATTTCTTCGCAACTTCTTTGACTGTGGCATCAGGGTTGCCGTTGTAGTACTGACGCATCAGGGATGCGCGGGATGGTTTCTTTGCTTTTTTAGCTGTTGCCATGGTTAACTCCTGTTATGCCGCAAGTTGCGCGGCGGGTTTAGTTTTGCTACGGCGTGTTACTGCCGTTTCCATCTTCTCAAGTAACTCTGCTAGATCAGAATCTAGCAAGTGCAACTTGGACTTCCATCGGGTGATGGTAAGTTCTATGTCGTGTATCAGTTCTAACCTCATGGAGTCATCACTTAACACTGTGGTGGTCAGCCTATAGCCGCCGCCGTTCTCTCTATCAGATGACAGGCTCACAAATGCGCGTATGTGAGATGGTGCGCTATCAACCAATGTAATTCGGCACCTTTGGATTAGGGATCGCGCTTGGTCTTTGCGGAATTGTTTCGCCGCTTCAGTGTCGTCCCATTCAAAGTGCTTGTGTAGCACACAGCTTTCATCCTTTGCCGCTTCAATTACATCGTCAACCTTCAGCACACCATTGTTTTGTTGCGCCAGCCTCTCCAAAAACTTCTTCTCGTCTTTCATACTTTCTCCTTGTTAAAAATGCCTGCCATGCTTGACCATTCCTCGCTCCACCACGCTCGGCCCAAACGCTCCGTGCCTGCCTTGCTATACCCAACCGGAACCTACCAGACCTCACCACGCCTTGCCAGTACGATCCTGGCCTGCCTTATCAAACTCCACCACACCTCACCGCGCCTTGCCACGCCTGCCTTGTTAGTCCGCGATACTCCGCATCGAACCAAACCCAGCCTAGCCACGCCTGCCTTGCCAATATGTACCTCGCTCGACCCCACCTGTACATTCCGTGCCTTACCGCGCCTCGACGCGCCTGCCATACCTTGCTCGACCCCACCGCGCCTCACCGTGCCTTGCCGGGCCCCGACGTACCTGCCTTGCCCGAACCAACCTGACTTGGCCTTTCCGTACCCGTCCTTGACGAACCTTACCTGCCAAAATTTGCTGGGCCGAACCGCACCGTGCCAAACCGAAACGCGCCTAACCCAGCCTGCCTTGTTTAAGAAATAGAAAATTTCTTACGGATTTCTGCTTCGCGGTCAGTCTGCACTACTTGGAACAAACCAAACCCACAGCCAGCACTAGACTTGCTATCGGGTCGCCCTGCTCCAATACCAACTTGCAAGCCACATCGGCTTACAAGGTTCAACACATCTACAGTTTTGAACTGATCCATGTCGTAACGAATACGCAGTTTGCAAGCCCACTCCCGATACATCGGGCGAGACCGAATGTCAATAACGCCTGTAGCGTTCCGAGTGTGTGCTGTGTAGGTTTTGCTCTCTCCGTACACACGCACCAAGGGGATGCCGTCTTGCTCGTCGTATCCATCAGCTTCAATGAAGGTGGACAGCTTGGCAAGAGTCATCTTGAACCCAACCAATCGGCATGCAGAAATCATGGCGCAACGAAACGCGGCGGCATTCATCCCTTCCCACCCTTCGTTACTGCGATACCTAGCGGCTTCGGCTTCCTTATCGTAGTCCCTTGCGTCCCGAACCTTTCTGTTTCCAGCGGACTTGCCTTCAGCCATTTTTGCCATGAGTTCGGCTTTTTTGCTGAACCGCTCAATCACCAGCGGCGCAATGCCCTCTACATAAAAATCCGTGGTCGCAAACTTTGGCGGCGAAATAACGCAGTTTTCTTGTGTGCTCAACGTGTTATCAATTGCTTCTCGTTTCATTGTGTTCTCCTAAGTTACAAAATTTAAATACCTACAGCTATGTTTTGCTTTACTGTAGTATTTGCTTATTGGGTTTCCCCAATTCTTACAGGTAAGCTAATGGGATTTTCAGCTTCCCTGCGTTTTTCTATGCTCTGCGCCAAGAATCGTCTAAACCATGTGGCTCCTCCTAAAAGGTGAAACTCCTTACGCAAAGATGGAGTCAATCGCACTGCAACAACGCACTGCACATTTGTTATTTCTGATTTGGGGCGGGGCATGCGTTCTTCTCCTTGTGTTCAACACACCCAAAATCTTTTCGTGTGTACAGCGCGGCAGAATAATCACTGCC